TGTGGTTGGAATTAACTAATTCCATCCACGTTCAAGGTGATTCCCTTTATGAGTGGTACACATCGTTGCCCTCGGGACATCCTCTGACTGCAACAGTGAATACCATGTACAATGGCATCGCTTTTAGGTATTGTTGGTTGAGAGCTTTTGACGATCAACCTCAATACAAATATAAATTTAACGAAATGTGTTATCTAATCGCCTTAGGCGATGATAACGTGTTTAGTGTACATCCTTCTGTAGCTACTTCATTCACTGAACCAGTTGTAGGAAAATTCATGGCAGAACTTGGTCTCACATATACTAGTGAGACTAAGGATGTTGTGAATGAGAAACTGCGTGACCTGACTGAAGTTGAATTTCTTAAACGAAAATGGAGATATTCTTCTGAAGTTAGGAGATACGTTGCTCCTCAACAAGTAAAGAGATTAATTGAAATGACTAACTGGACTAAGAAAGGTGTCAATGCCGACCAGATCAGTAGAGACAATGTAGATTCTATATTGCGTGAATTATCACTCCACGGAAAAGAAGTCTACTCTTTTTGGGCCCAGAGAGTCATAAAATCGTCTAAGGAAAATATTGCGTATTATCCTAAGAATAGTTCTTATGAAATAAACCTACATGAGGTTTGTTCCATGGAAATGTTCTGTTAATCCTTTCTTAAGCCCCGTCCTTGGCATGACTTAAAACTGCCCGCCTTCCCCGGGCCACTTCGGAAATACAGGGTTATGAAAAATATGAATAAGTACACTAAATTGAATCAAGATGGAAATGTGTTGTTAAATGGTCGCAACACTATTTCGGCTAAGCTAGACCAATATGCTATTGAACCCCAATCCGCTGCTCTCGCACCTGATATGGGAAATCTATCGACTGAGATGACTGTCACAGAAGAAAACAGTGTCACTGAAGGCACCACTATGCGTAGTACTAATGATGCTACAAAAGTTACCAAAACCATTTCTAATTATTTGGACTTACCACGTAAATTATTAAATATGCCCGATGATGGGTCGGAACCTACCATCAAACAATTCTTGGCTAAGCCATATATCGTCCAAACTGGTGAGCTTCAGACCACTGATCTTCCTACTACTTTCCCTAATGTCAGATTATCCTCAGCTCTATTCGCAAATAAACCGTTCACAGATAAAATCTATGGCGTTTTGTCACTAAGATATACTACTGTCATTACTTTACAAGTTAATGCAAATAAGTTCCAACAGGGACGATATATTTTGGGTTTTGTACCAACTGGTGGTATGCGCGATGATGGTACTAACAAGAATGTTACTACTTGGATCGAAATGCACAGAGCTAACAAGACACAAATAACGCAATTGCATCATGTGGAAATAGATGTCAACAAGACAACAGAAGTGCAGTTAAGAATACCTTATCAAGGCGCTTTTACTGCAATGGCCAATTACACCCAAGCTAACTTACAAACTTTTGGTGATCCTGGAGTATTTTTCTTATATCCATATAGTGCCTTAAAGTCAGCAGCAGGTAGTGCCACAGCTGGATATACTATCTGGGTACATTATGAAGATGTTGAAACTTTCGGCAATACTGCATATGGTACCTATGTTTCACCTGCCGCAGCAGAGGCTCAAATGGCTTGGAATCCCAGACGATCTAAACAAGGACAGAAATTGGACTTGCTTGGTGCTGAGACACAGAAGCCGCGCTCTGCAAGTACTGGATTACGTCTCATATCGGAAGGAGCAGGTGAACTTACTAAAGTTCCCTTCCTATCTTCTGTTGCTGGTCCTGTGTCATGGGTTACAGATTTTCTCTCTAACGCCGCTTATTCCTTTGGTTGGTCAAAACCAAGGGTTAATAGCGAAATTTGCAGACAAAATCGTTTCCCACATGCTTATATAGCTACACATGACCAGTCAGATGATGCCCAACCACTTGCACTCAGTTCTCAGAACCGGGTGGGTGTATTACCAGGATTTGCTTCAACTGATCTAGACGAGTTAGATATTGATTATTTGAAATCTATTCCAAGTTACCTTACGACTGTTCCTTGGACACTAGCTCTTCCCACTTCCACTTTGCTTTGGAAATCTGATCTATCACCTTACCATCTCATGGGGTCACCACAGGATGGTATGGATCAGCACACTACAGTCAGTTTGTTTTCGACTCTATTTTCAAGATACAGTGGCGGTTTCAGATTCCACATTAAGATCGTTAAGACTGAATTTCATGCTGGTCGTTTGCTATTCGCATTCAATCCAGTTGAAAGCTCTATCTTTAATGATACTAATGTTACGTTCGAAAATACTGCCTTAATTCATAAAACTATTTTGGACGTTAGAGAAAAGAGCGAATTTATTATTGAAGTGCCATATGTTTCCATATTGCCATGGAGAAATTGTCACAGAAATTTTGATCAACCTGCCACAGGTAACTTCGATGCCAGTTATGGTTCTGTCTCACTTTTCGTCTTAGATGAGTTAGTTGCACCTGACACTGTTGTGAACTCTGTCGATGTTCTTATCGAAGTTTCTGGAGCTAATGATTTGAGATTCTCAGTACCTATTGGTGCTGGTTACGCTCCAATACATCCAACTGAGATGCAGATGGCCAGTCCATTTCAATCGACTGAAGATCCTCTTATCATTGACACTGATACTGTAGGTGGGGCCTCTATTTCACAAGATACTATTGTTAAAGATGAAGCTTGTGTAGGTGAGGTAGTATCTTCATTGAGACCACTCTTGAAAAGAGGCTCTTTGATGGGTTATACTACAGCAACCTCTGCCACAACACAAAATTTGAATGTGTTACCTTTTGCCTGGATTTGTCAACAAGGCGGTACTGCATTTAATGCAGACCTAACTTATGATATTTTCACTATGTTATCATCCATGTATGCATTACAGAGAGGTGGTGTGAGGCTTAGAATTATGCAGACTGCTGCGGCTGGACAAGTCACAGCTTCAATGCGTAATACTAATGGTGGAGAAGCTTCTAGAAGTGACATCTTCCATATCACCAATACATCCACACAAGATTTTATTGATGATTCTCCAAACCGACCTCTGGCCAACCAATTGCAACAATTGGGTGGTTTAGCTGTTGATGTACCATACTACCACTATAATCACTCTTCCACTTCGGCGGGGCAGATGATTGCACAAAATTCAAATTATGCTTTTGCATTAACTACAGGAGCCAACAATAATACTGTTGACTTCCAATTTCAACCCGCGATCAATTTCGGCACAACTACAACATATCGTTCTGGTGCCGACGATTGTAACTTTGGTTGTTTCGTATCTATCCCTCTTTTCGGACAGATTGCGACGCGACCTAAATAAGTCTATAAACAAAATTTTTACAGGATTTTGCCCAATTGTTTATATTCGTAAGAAAGCCTGATATTATCTTACAAACACGTATTTATACGTGCCCTTTTTATTATTTTTACCATTAATTCCGCCATCCCTTAGTTACTCACAACCCTAATAAGTATCATGTCTTTGCTACAACTTCAAAGAGAAGTAGTGATTGCATGTGTTTTTATTTTGGGAGTATCCGTTTTACCTAAAGTGCACGGGTCTTAAGTTGTTTCTTACATCATAAGACGCAGCTATTTTACAG